CTTTTTTTATTTACTAAAATCTAATAATCATATGGAAAACCTTAAACTTAGAATGACTCTAACCGATGGAAAAGGTTGGAAAGAAACAAAAATTATTCAATTATCACATTATCTTTTGGAAAAAGAAAAGGGGAATAGTTTACTTGATGAAACCTTGGAAAAATTAATTGATAGTCAAAAGAATGTTGAAGAAAATATTGAACAAAATAAAACAACTTATCAAAAATGGAGACCTTAATGAAAACTTGGGAAAAACAAGAAAGTGTAAATCACCCTTCTCATTATGGGGGTGAATCAAATGTTTACGAAGCAATTAAGGTGATTGATGCTTGGGAACTAGGATTTGCTTTGGGTAATACTGTAAAATATATTAGTAGAGCTGGAAAGAAAGACCCCAATAAAGAATTGGAAGATTTAAAGAAAGCGCTTTGGTATCTCCAACATCATATAAATCAATTGGAGAATAAATGAATGTTCTGGGACTTTTCGATGGGATGAGTTGTGGCCAAATAGCATTAAACAAAGTAGGAATAAAATACGACAATTATTATGCTTCCGAGATTGATGTTCACGCAATCAAAGTAACCCAACATAACTATCCCAACACGATTCAACTTGGAGATATTACACAAATAAATGGGAGTGATTTACCAACAATTACATTAATGTGTGGTGGGTCACCCTGTCAAAATCTTTCATTTGCTGGTAAGATGAAAGGAATGTCAACAAAAGAAGACATTGAAATATTAACATTAGAACAATATCTTAAATTAAAAGATGAAGGTTTTGAATTTCAAGGACAATCATATTTGTTTTGGGAATATGTAAGACTATTAAAAGAAGTTAAACCAAAATATTTTTTATTAGAAAATGTTAAAATGTTAAAAAAGTGGGAAAATATTATTAGTAATGTCTTAGGATTAGAACCAATTGAAATAAACTCAACTTTGGTATCGGCCCAAAATAGAAGAAGATTATATTGGACTAATATTCCAAATATTAATCAACCGATAGACAAAGAAATTACTTTAAAAGATATCATTGTTGATGACCCCTGTAATATGACTATTGATGAAAAAATAGATTCATTAACTAAATCTTATGGCAGTCCTATAACCATTAATGAAGATGGTATTGTCACACTATATGCGAATAATGGAAAAAGAGTAAATATAGATTTATCCAACGAAGCACCATTTTCATTTTATGAAACTAGAACTAAGGAGGGTAAAGAAATGAGGAGAAAAATAAGAATTGAAACTGGTAGAGATTCAACTCCAAGGAGTAAAGAATTTAAGATGTATGTCCCAAATAAAAATAACAAAGGAAATTGTTTAGTTACAGTTGAAAGTCCATTGGATTACATTGTTGACCCAACCTGGAAATACAGAAAACTTTATCGAATTGAAATGGAAAGACTACAAACAATACCTGATGGATATACTAATGTTGTAAGTGATAGTCAAGCAAGAAAGATGTTAGGTAATGGTTGGACAGTTGATGTAATAACACATATATTTAAAAACATAGAATTATGAATAAGATTTTTTTGATTGACATTGATGGGACAATATGTGAAGACATAAATAATGAAGATTCCCATTTATTTCCATTTGCACAACACTTTGAAGATAGTAGATTACTATTAAATAAATGGTATGATGAAGGAAACATTATAACTTTTTTTACCGCAAGAGAGTCAAAAGATAGACATATTACGGAAGATTGGTTAAGATTAAAAGGATTCAAATTCCACGGACTAATAATGGATAAACCAAGATGTAAGGATGGTCAAGAATATCATTGGATTGACAATAGACCAGTCAAAGCAACAACTTACAAAGGAACTTGGAGTGAATTAATAAAAACAGAAACAAAAATAGAAGTGTTTAAATGAATGTATTAAGTTTGTTTGATGGGTTAAGTTGTGGTCAAATTGCCCTAAATAGAATTGGAATAAAATATGATAAGTATTTTGCGTCAGAAATTGATAAAAGTTCAATTAAGGTTACACAACAAAATTATCCCAACACAATTCAATTGGGTGATATAACGGAAATTAAAGGAAGTGATTTACCACCAATCCAACTTCTCATAGGTGGGTCGCCTTGCCAAGGATTCTCAAAGGTAGGAAAACAATTGAATTTTGATGACCCAAGGAGTAAATTATTCTTTGAGTATGTTAGACTATTAAAAGAAACAAACCCAAAGTATTTCTTATTGGAGAATGTTGTAATGAGAGAAGAATGGCAAGATGTAATCACTGAACATCTTGGTGTCAAACCGATTAAGATTAATAGTAGATTAGTTTCAGCTCAAAATAGACCAAGATTGTATTGGACAAATATCCCAAATATAACACAACCAAAAGACTTGGGGTTAAATATTTGTGATGTAATCTCTCCAGAATTCAAGGACAAATATCCAAACTATTTAGATTTACCATTTTATGGTAGGGGAACAAGAAAGGATGTCGTTAAGTCATATAGAGATAAGGCATCTTGTTTAACGGCATCAATGTATAAAGGACAGATTTCATCTTATTGTAAAAATGAATTGGGTCAGATATACAAATATTCACCACAAGATTGTGAACTATTACAAACTGTACCATTAAATTATACAAGGGGAGTCTCAAATACCGAAAGATTTAAATTACTTGGAAATGGTTGGACAGTAGATGTTATAACACATATTTTTAAAAATATCAAATAAGGGTTAGGTATGACCCTTTTTTTGTTTTTATATGATATTTATTAATAAAAAAATAAAACATGACTAAAAAACAAAAAATGGTCCTGATTGAAAGTGGAATAAGAGATATTAATTCTCTTGCACTTCGTTACAAAAAAGCGAAGATCTACTTTCATCAGGACCTTTGACTGGATGGAGTTACATCTGCATTAGGAATGAAAAAATACTTGGAAGATAATGGTATCAAAGTAGTTGATGCTGAAGTCATCCAATATGGTGACCAAGAATGGGCAATAAAGAAACCCGAAGCAAGTGGTGGAGTTATGCCTGTGTTGGTTGACTTTGCACACGGAAAACCAATGTTTTTGATTCACACAGACCACCACGATTCACAATCAGGGGTTGAGGGTGATACGTCAACAAGTTTCAAAAGTGCAAGGTCTAATGTTGAAACAATATCAGGTATATTATCCCCAAAAGATTTGTTCCCATCAGGAGATATTAAATTAATTTCAACTGTGGATTCGGCCAACTTTAGGGCTATGGGAATTTCAATTGATGATGTTAACAATTATATCTTTAACCTTGATAAAGGTTTACCTGTAGAAAAAAATAAGATGTTGATGGGGTTAGTTACTAACAAATTATTATTAGCGTTTAAGAACAAAAAAGGATTTTTAGAAAGATTAGTTTTAGAGTGTGAACCTTCATTGATTAGTATTCTCAATAAGATTAAACAAATTATGAAAGAAGAAGGTTGGTCTGGTGTTGAAGAATTACAAGTGAATAGAGAGAAGTATATTGAACAGATGAGAGGTTATGGTAAAAAATCTTATGAAGATGGCATCATTATTAAAGATGGTGGTGGAAGTATGATAAAACCTGGTTCTTATGATAGATATGTAAGTTTCAAATTACATCCTGATGCTGATTTTCAAGTAATTACTTGGGGTTCTGTTGGACTTTTACAAGTTTCTTGTAATCCTTTTAAGGAACAACGAGGACTAAAAGGAATTGATTTGGGGGAAATAAATAGAGGTATTCTTGAGGGAAGAAAAGATGAATTAGAACAAATTAAAATTACCGCAAATAGATTAAAAAAGGTTGCCGAAACTAGTAAAAAATTTGTACCAGGTGAGAGTGTTGGATTTACGGCAAAAGACTTAGTAGCATTTTATGGTAATACTTTAGAAGGATATAACGAAATACCAAGAAAGTTTGAAAACTTTTTATCAAAGAAATATCCTGACTATGAAAGAGGATTAGAAGAATGGAAAAAAATTGTTAACAAAACAATGAGTAAACCATATGTTGAATTAAGTGAATTTGAATTGG